TCCCGTTGAAGCGGAAAAAAATCCCGTTGAAGCGGAAAAAAATCCCGTTGAAGCGGAAAAAAATCCCGTTGAAGCGGAAAAAAATCCGCCATATATAAATATTATAAATAATAATATAAACAACAATGATAATAATATTGCGCCGCAAATAGATTTTGCGGCACCCGTTCCCGTTATAGAACAACCGGAGGAAAGCAAAGATAAAAAAACATTGTTCCGTAATTCTGAAATTTACAAGTTGGTAAAATTTGACGAAACCGGGGCGGTCGTTGATTATTCAGAGTTTGAAAAGAAATTTGCAACCCCGGAATTTGAAACGGTTGATTTGGTTTATTATTTCCATGCCGTCGCCGATTGGAGCGACCAAAAAAACATGAAACGCACAAAGAACGGTTGGTTGGCGACCGTGCGGAATTTTATCCGTGGCGATGTAGAACGAAACAAATTACATTTGAAACCGCAATTCCAACAAAGCAAATCCAAAATAAACGTATCTGATGCAGTTTCATTTTTGAATAAAGATAGCACTCTTTTTGAATAATGATTTTTGATTATGGAAAAGTTACCCGATAAAATAAATGTTCAAAATATGGCGTTGGAAATATACAACCCAAAGCCCGGAACAAAAGCAATTGAGATTCGCCGTAAAATGGTACAATTGCCGGAAGTTGCAAAAGCATTAACAAATATTGATAAACTTATATTTGTAGCGTCAACAAAAACGCCAATATCTGAAATTAATGATGAAACGTTGGTTGAGAGGTTGGCAACGGTTCTTAAATATATAGCAATTGACGTTGGTTTTATTATACCAAAGGAAATGCAAGAATGGCAATATATACAATCCCGTATTTTGGATATTTTGAAATTGTATTATTCAAATTATACTTTGGCAGATGTAAAGTTGGCATTTGAATTAGCAACGACCGGAGAGTTAGACGAATTTTTGCCGAAAGACAGACAAGGAAACCCGGATAAAAATCATTATCAACAATTCAACGCCGATTATTTTTCAAAGATATTGAACGCATACAAGCGAAAACAGAACGTCGTAATTGACAAAGCGTTTAAAGTGTTGCCGGAACCAAAAGGCGAAATGACGCCGCAGCAAATACGGCAATTTGAGATACAAAGACAATGGCGGAACCGTTATATTTTCCTTTGCTACAAATACACCGGGAAATTAATATTGGGGCTAACTGATGATATGTTTTTGTATGAATGGTTGCAAAAATGCGGGTTGGCTGATGATGTACAAGTTAAAGAGGACGACAGAAAAGAAGCGTTTGCCCGGTATATGCAGCGTGTAGCCCGTGGAATGATAAACCAATATACGGCGTTTCAAGTTCGCCGAAAAGGAACCGAAAGCCCGGAAATTGATTTTACGGCGTTTGAGGTTGCCCGGAAAAAGGAGATTATAAAAGCATTTGACCGGATGATTGCCGAGGAAATGCAAGTTGATAACTATTTAAAATTTGTCTGATGGCAGCAGCATATAATGTAAACGGCAGATGTGAGGATTGCACATTTGCCGACGCATACGGCAGAAGTTGCGAACATGGGCTTTTATATCCGTTGGCAGTTTTAATAAAGTATGGAGATGTATATAAATGCCCGAATTTCAAACAAAAGACGGCGGAACAAATAGAAAAACAAATCAGATTAAGAGAGGAACGAAATAAAAAATGAAATTATTTATTGTTTGCTTTATAATTGGCATAATAGGTTATTTTACAAAAGCGGGAGGATATAAAGATGAAAATTGATTGCATAGTAGGAATTGACCCCGGAGCAAATGGGGGTATTGTTAAATGGCGTCCGAATGAAAATATTACAGCAATACAAATGCCAAAGGATATAAACGAACTCAAAGACTATTTGTTGTATTTGAAAAGCATTTGTTCGCCAATTGTCTTTTTGGAAAAATTGAGCGTGCGCCAGGATGATGTAACGCCGGGTGCCGATGGCGTAAATATGGGTAAATTGTACCGAATACAAAAGATGATGGCAAACTTTGAGCAATTGAAAGCAATCATTGCAGTTTGCGACATTCCGTTTGTCATGGTACACCCTATGAAATGGCAAAACGAATTGAAGTTGCGAGCAAAGACGACACGAAAAAAAGAAGAAAAGAACGAGCGAAAACGCAGATACAAAGAGGTTGCCGGGAATTTGTACCCGGAATTGAAACCGACATTGTGGAACGCCGACGCCACGTTGATAATGCACTTTGGACGATACATTTTGCGCAACAACCCCGGTTGGGTGCGTCAGAATTTACCAAGCAACATGCACGAACGTTTATTTTAGCCCCGTAGAGCGATTTTAATTTCAAAATGGATAAAATATACATGGAAGAAGAAAAAGCCCCGCAAATCGAAAATCCGGGAAAAATAACGTTGGAAGAGTTCGCCGAGTTAGTAAAACAGATGCGACACAACCAACGCAGATATTTTGCGCAACGTCGCCCGGAAATATTAGCGACCTGCAAGAAATTGGAAAGCGAAGTTGATGCAGTTATTGCAAAGATATTTGATAAACAATTGAGAATATTTGAATGAACGAAATGGATTATATCTATTTAGGCGACAAAATGACCCGCCCGGAATTACGACGTATGCCGTGCCGGGCGGTTCGTCGTTTTGATGGCAAATGTATAAGAGGGAAAAACGGTATATGTTGGTCGAATTTCCGGGAATTGGGAAAGTTGTTGTATTGGGCAAATTATTACGTAAAATCAAAAAATAAAAAGAAAAACCTTTGGCGGTTAAAAAAATATACGTATATTTGCAGTGTTGAAAGTTCAACGAACCGACCGGGCGGGTTCCCGGATAAAATATAAAGCTATGATTAAAAGAAAGCAAATTAAGATTAGCAGAGAAAGAGCAATAACAATTGCTATGAACCACAATTGCGTATCAAAAGAGATTGCGCAAAATTACACAGATTCTGAGTTGAAAGAAGTTTTGAAACAATTGAAATTAAAACCGGGTTTCTGATGGGAAAGTTTATTGATGAAGTAGGAGCAACCCGGCACGCAATGAGCGACAAAGAGTTGAACGAATTATACAGGCGTTTGGAAAATTTCATTGCTGATTGCACCATTGAAGAAGCAAAAGAAAACCGGGACGCATTTGTTAAGGTGGAAATATTGATACACCAAAGAATAAGAGAAAACAAAAAATAATATTAACCCGCCGGGGGAAACCCCGGCACAAACCGAGAGCAATATGATAGTTAAGAAATTAGAATTGGTAAATTTTCAAGTAATTAAAGAGTTTAACGCAGATTTTGAAGGAAATGTGTACTTCATTACTGGAGATAATGAACTAGGCAAATCAACCATATTGAAAGCGATTGGTGCATTGCTTACAGGAAACCGTGATGCAGTATTGCGAAATGGAGAAAGTAAAGGTTCTGCCAAAATGATTGTTGGAGACGATGGCGAGGAATATGAAGTTGAATTGAAATTTACTAAGGCAAATCCACGTGGTACGTTATCCATTAAATCAAAGACAACAGGAATGAAAAGTGATAACGTTTCGATGCTGCAAAAGATTTTCGGTTATACTGATTTTGACGCAGTTGAATTTTCTCGTTGGTCAGAAACAGCCGAGGGCCGTAGAAAACAGATTGAGGTTGTAAAATCATTGTTACCGGAAGATGTTCGTAAACATATTGCTGATATTGATGAAAAAGTAGCTGTTCTAAAAAGCGAAAGAACAGGAGTTAACCGTGATGCGAAAACGTTTGCATCAATAGCTAATGAATCCGGAAAAGGACTTACACCGGAGGATATTAAGAAATACGTTAAGCCGATAGATATTAGTGATCTGCTAAATGAGCAAAATCAAAACGCAAAATTGATTGAAAAAGCAAAGGGTGTTCGTAAAAGACTTGAAGAACGTAAAACGAAATTACAATTAATTCCTCAAAGAATAGAAACAGAAGAAACCAAGCTATTTGAAAAACATAAAAAGATAGATGCTGATTTAAGTAAAATCACACAAGAAGCTGAAACTATAATTAAGCAACAACAGGATCGTTTGGCTAAAGCTAAAGAAGATGCTAAGTTTCAACGAGAAAATGCTATCAAGCAAAAAGATGATGCAATTGCAGGAATAAAAGCAGAAAAAGATGAGTTAGAAACTAAAATATCACAGGCTGAAAAATGGATTGCAAATTATGAATCAATTAACCCGGAAAAATGCAATACAGAAGAACAGTTGCGTAAATCAGAAGAATACAACAAAATGTGTTCAAAAGTATCTGATTATTTGTCAAAGAAAAAACAGGCAGATGATAAAAAACAACAAGCTGAAAAAATGGACGAAGATATTGCTAATTTATCATCAGAACGTGGAAAACTTATATCTACATCAAAATTACCTGTTGCCGGGTTATCGTTTACTGATGAAGGTTTGGAATTAAACGGCGTTCCATTTGTTGCCGGGAAAGTATCGGATTCACAGATTATGGAAGTTGCAGCAAAACTGATAATCGCCAGCAACCCAACGGTTAAGGTTTTCCGCATTGCGAGAGGCGAAAGTTTGGGCGAAAAGAAATTGCAGGCGATTTTGGATTTGGCAAAGAAAGAGGGTTATCAAGGTTTTATTGAAAGTGTTGTAAGAGGACAGCAGGATTTAATTATTGAGGAATATGAAGAAGCCGATAAATAAATGTAAAGACAAATCATTCGTAAAGATACCCGGAGTTTCCGGGTATCTAATAAACAAAAAAGGAGAAATATTTTCCGAGTTTAAGGGCGAAGTTATGAAACCCGCTTTAAGGTCGGGTTATCATTTTGTAGTAATAATGACAGATACCGGGAAAAGAGTAAATAAAATGATTCATAGATTAATGGCAGAAACATTTTTACCAAATCCGGATAATTTGCCCGAAATAGACCATATAGACAGCAATTCCTTAAATAACAATCTTGATAATTTAAGATGGGTAACAAAGAAAGAAAATCAAAATAACCCAATATCAAGGGAAAGACGTTATAAGGCAATTAGAGAGAAACAAGGAATACCAATAAAAGCATTTTACAACGGAGAGTTCGTAGGAAATTTTACTTGTTTGATGGATGCAGCAAGAAAATTTAATTTGCATTGTACTATGATTTCAAAGCAAGTAAGAGGAAAAATTGATAACGTAAACGGATATACATTTGAAAGATTATGAAAGAAGTAAAAGACATGACTATTGCGGATGTGTTGAAAACACCCGAATTTTATAATAATCTGAAAGTGGTTATTTCCGATTTGGAAAACACCCGGAGAAATGCAGGAATAAGCGCAAACGCCCCATTAAAACGGCACCCGATAGACCGTTTGCAGGAAAAAGGAGTATTTGAACCGGGAAAAATGACGGTTCTTTATGCGTCGGCGATGGATAAAAAATTGCAGGGGTATTCAAGCAGCGAAAGAACGTTTATTTTGAATGTAGGCGGAGAGGCTTTTAATAAGACCATGAAACAATTTGTTGACCGGGAAAAGAAAGAAAATGAAACAGAGTGTAAATGATTTGAAACCGGGAATGATGATGTTGGTTATTAAAAATGATAATGGAACATTTTCCCCGGTTTACATGGACGAATTTCAAAGCGATTTTTTAGATAAATGTTTGGCGTCATTGAGCAAAGAAAAACCGCTTATAAAAGGAACTAAAACGGAGTTGTATGTAAAACAATTGGACGATGAAAAAAAGAGAGATAACAGCAACGGGAATGATTAATAATAACGGCGGTTTACAAATGTACATGGGGGAATTAAATCAATTCTTTGCAACGCACAAAGGTAGCCGCATAATCGCCCGTTTTATTGTAGCGTCGCCCGGTTCGTCAGAGGCTTTGAAAGGTTATTATTTCAATTACGTTGTACCAACGTTTAGAACCGGAATTTGGGAGGCGGGCGAACGTCTGACAGATGAACAAACCGAACGCCGATTGCGTGAGTTGTCCCCGGTAATGTATGAGCAAATACCGAATATTGAAACCGGGGAATATGAAACCCGTTTGCGTAAAATACCGGAGTTGAGCAATGCGGAATTGATAGAACATATTGAGCATTTAAAGCAGATTGCCGCCGAGGAATACAGCATATTTATTGACGACCCTAAAAGCATTTAATATGAAACCTTTTATTGAATTAAGCGTTTTAGAACAAAAAGCAAGAAAGAAAAGCGAAAATATAAAATGCGGGGATTGTCCCATTTATACGTTATGCCGGAAAAATGAAATAATTATTGAGGCGTGCGATTTTATTTATTTGTCGGCTTTTAAATCCGGGTATAACACCCATAAAAAAGAAATGAGATTGAAAAAGAAAAAATAATATGTTTTGTAAGTGTAACCAACCCCGTAAATGTTACCCGTTGAAAGATTGGCGGGTTATCCGGTACCAATATACGCCGCACGGATATAGCCGGGTTAAATGTTTGAAATGCGGTTGCGTGTGGATTACACGGGCAAATTATGTTGAACAAACGCCCAATATTGACGGGCAAAAAAGATTATTTGATTATGGAAAAAGTAACATTGAAAGACAGCAAATGAAATGAGATAAACGACATTATGAAAGATGTTTTGACGTTCGATAGCGAAACAACCGGAGTTCCAAGAAAAGGCGCAAAATGGGACGTTGATTTTGCCGAGTTTCCAAATATTGTACAATTGGCATGGTCGATAAATGGAAAGGAACGTTCCTACATTATTAAGCCGGATGGATGGATAATACCGGATGAAGCAATAGCAGTTCACGGAATAACAAACGAAAGAGCAAACGCCGAGGGCGTCCCATTTGCTGATATTATAGACGAATTTTTGGAGGATTGCGAAAAAGCCCGTTTGTTGGTCGGACACAATATTTACTTTGATACGTCAATTTTAAAAGCAATGATATTGCGCATTATGGGGCGTGAATATTACGACGCAAAAGCGGATGACGCATTGTTTAAGGGAAAACGAATTGATACCATGATGAAAACAATTAAATTTGTCGGTGCAAAAAAAAGCAACTGGAAAGGTATCAAATATCCGACGTTGGAAGAACTTTATAATAAATGTTTCCCCGGCGAAACATTCCCGGCGCATGATGCGTTGGAGGACGTGAAAGCCTGCAAACGTTGTATTCCGGTTTTAGTGGAAAATGGTATTATAGAACTGAAACCAAAAGAATATCCGGCAGAACAATTGAAGTTTAACCCGGAACCGGAACCCGCAAAGACCAAAAAGGTAAAAAGGGAAGTTTTAGTTCACGACCCGAAACCGATATTTGCACCGGATGCAGAGCCGGAAAACAAGGTTGCAAAATTGTTAAATGAAACAGACTTTTAAATTATGAACGAAGAAAAAAAAATGTGCATTGATTGCGTGGATTATCCGGTATGTTGTTTATCCGGTCGTTGTGCTGATGATGAACCGTGCGAGTATTTCCAAGAAGAAACCGACCCGGAGGAACCGGGAAACAATAAAGATTAAAAACTATGAGCAAAGAAAAACAAAATGTTATGCCGATTCCGTCAGAGGAAAAGTTTGTATTATCGAAAGTAAAGTTATTGAAAGATGGCGGATTAGACGTACATTATGAAGTAACGGAAGTTGTCGGCAATGAGAGTTACACAAACAAATATCATGTATTGAGCGCAAAGGATATACACCCGGATTTGCGTAATTTGTTTAATGATTTGCGCCCGATTATGGGACGTGTATTCAATATAACGTCGTTTAAAACTCTGATGGAAACGCCGGATTTCAAAGCAACAAAGAACCAAAAAGAAATTGCGGAAAATTTCGCCAAAGAATGTTTGAATAATATCGAAGTAAGGGGCGTTTCTTTGTCCGGGCAGGATGATAACGTTAGCGTTGTATTGACCGGATTGTTTACGGTTTCCAATAATCAGAAAACGGCGATTAATACCCCACGTTTGAAATACAATAAAGAAACGTTTGGGTTTGAGGAAAGATTGGAAACAATTGTTCAAGGAATAGAGGAAGAAGTTTACGCATTTCTGTTTAAAGGAAAGAAAGCCCAATTGGAGTTGTTCGGGGCTGATGGCGAGGCAAACGATTTGGTTTATGTAAATGATGCGGAGGGCGGAAATGATAACGGGTTATTCCCGAACGTTGACGACCCGGCAAATGAAAATGATTAATGGAACCTATATTGTTAACCGAACGTTGCGAATATGACTATTGCGTTAAACGTGGATATGAGCCATTATTGGATATTCGTAATTTCTGTTTAGATATACGGTTGCGGGTTCAAATACAACGGGAATTGTTCGGACATTGCGTTTTGGGGCGTGGCGACATTCCCGTTGCCAATGAAAGGTTTTTCCGGTGGGTTTGGGCGCATAAGCCCCACAGATGCGAGGAAACATTGCGACCGTTACACAATTATTCCGCCGTGTATTGTTCCCATATAATGACCCGTGGCGCATACCCGGAAATGGCACACGACCCCCGCAATATTAATATTTTGTGTTTTGAAATGCACAACCGTTGGGAAAATGGCGACCGCCAAAAGATGCGTATTTATCCCGGCAACGTTAGGGTTATAGAACTATTAAAAAAAGAGTATCAAAGTTTGAGATTATGAGAACAAAAAAAAGAACACCCGATTATTGGGCGATTTCCCGCCGTTCAATCCAAAATGATTTTAAAAGGGTACAAAGGTACCCGGAAAGGGAGAAACTCCCGCAAATCGAAAATCCGCCCGAAATAAATGCAGAAAGACGTGTTTTGTTTGTTAGTGAAAATTCAGCATATTACCGATACCGTTCTTTTTTCGTCGGCAAATTGGTAAGACTAATAAAGCAATCAAACGTCGGCGGATGGATAGTTGAATTTGTTCACGACGACGACCGGAAAGCGATAAATCATGCCGCCGGATGGTCGGATATGAAAAAAGAATATTTGTTGGATGGCGTAAAATTTAAGTAGATGAAAATCAAAAAACAAACCGGATATAAAATTGTATTTTATACGTTCGTGGCGTTAACGGTTGCGTCATACATTTGGACGTTATGGAGTATTGGAAGTTGGATTTTTAAAGCAATATTTCTATGAGTGTAAACAAAGTTATTTTAATGGGTAACGTCGGAAAAGACCCGGAGTATAAAGATTTCGACAACGGCGGTTCGGTTGCGCAATTCACTTTGGCGACAACCGACAGAGCATTTAAAACGGCAAACGGTACAGAAGTACCGGAGCGCACCGAATGGCACAATATTGTTTTGCAAAATGGATTGGCAAAGGTTGCAAAAGAGTATGTAAAAAAGGGCGATAAACTTTATATTGAGGGGAAAATAAGAACCCGCAGTTATGAGGATAACAACGGCGTCAAAAGATACATTACAGAAGTTTACGGGTTTAATATGGAAATGTTGACGCCAAATAAAGACTGACAAACAACAGCGCAGCAGGGAGGCGCACCAACACCGCCGCCGCCAATTCCCGACACAAACAAAGATGATTTGCCATTTTGAGAATGAGGAACGAAATTAAAATTCAAATCCCGGAGGGTTCCCGGCTGATTGGGACACGGACAAAGGGGCGAACGGTTATTGTTTCTTTTGAATACATAAGGAGGACGCAGCCGTTACCGGAGCCGGAACCGATACGACCAATTGGTTTTGCCCATTACAAGGAACCCGCCGGGAAAGATAAAAAATAAAGTTATGCAGTTTAATAGCAAAGAATATGACCCCGAAAAGCACGACCGTTGGCGTGCGTTGACCGTCAAACAGCCATACGCAAATGATTTGGTAACGGCGGCATACAAAGACGAAAACGGCGTTGTTTACGGGCGAAAATCAATTGAAGTTAGAAGCAAAAAAACGTCATACCGTGGCGACGTTCTTATTTGTTCGTCGGCAAACCCGGTTTATCCGGGAATGGAAAGCGGCGTTACTTTGGGATTGGTTGAGTTGTACGACATAAAACCAATTAAGGATTTTACCCCGGAGGATTGGGAAAACACCCGAATACCAAAAGAAAAGCGGGAAAAGATAACAAAGGGTTTCGGTTGGCTGATGCGCAACCCCCGCCGGGTTATAGAAATGCCAATTAAAGGGCAATTGGGAATTTACAATTTGGTTTATACAAAGGGAGAAATAATTGAATACCCCATACAAGTTGTAATTGATAAAATTAGTTGGGAACAGATTCAAAAACAGATTGAGAAATGAAAAGTATCGGATTCAAATTTTGGAGAATAGGAATTTTCCTTTTTATGCGTAATGTGTGGAAATACAAACATTTCGTGTTGTTGCCAACGTTGGCGTTGGATGCGGTAAAAGGTTACGACCGATACGCCGATTTGGAATTGAAATTTCTTTGTTTTGGTTTGGGGTTCCGTTTTATATGGATAACCAAAAGAAAATATTAACTTTGTACGGTAGTAAATTAAAAACGTGAGCGATGGAAGAAGTTACAAAAATATTGCCGTTCAATGAGGCGGCAAAGTTACAAACAGAGGCAGGAAATTACGATTGCCGGATTACTGATTTGGCGGTTGTTGGCGGAGGCAATGCAAGAATATCAGTTGCCGGAACTGACGAAAATCTGAAAACACTATTCGACAACGTGAAAATCCCTTTGGATAATGAGAACCAAGAAACCACAACCGTTTGACCCGCAAAAGCAATACAACCCCGGCGAACGTTCAATTTACCGGGGTATGGTTATAATTTCCGAAAGATGGACGAAAATAAAAGAAGAAATGGCAAATCAGCCCGGCAATATATATCCGAAATGGCGTTGCAGTTTATGCGTAATTGATGGTAAAGATTGTTCAAAGTTTTGCGACGAGTACGGTCGTACAGACAAAAAAAGAATTTATTTCAAAAAAATGTATGGATTAAAAACATTACTTTATAATAAACAACAGAGCGATGAAAAAGATATTTCAATTAATAGTATCAATCCCGCACGATAAATTATTGCATATTATAGCGGGAATGATTGTTGTAATGTTGGTTTTGCGTTTAGTTTCATTTATCGGGATTCCGGGAATGATTGCACGTTTTATCGCATTGATAGTTGTAATTTTAACCGGAGTATTGCGTGAAATTTACAACATAAAACACAACGGCGTATTTGATAAAAAAGATTTGTACGCCACAATATCCGGAGGAATGATTGTTTTATTATTAACCGTTTATTAATTTGGTATGGAAAAAAGTAAATTAACCCCGTTTGATGTGGAAACATTTTTGATGATTGAAAGCATAACGGGAGTAGAACCGGAAGTTGTTCAAAGCAAGGTTTCATATAAAATATCTGTTTGTACTTACAATTTGAGCGACGAAAAAATAACCGCAATCAAAAATGCGGTTTCCGGCAGATTGGGAAAACGTTTATATAATACTGAAAGCGGAATTAATAAAATTGTTTTTAGTGTTGAATTTCAAGAAAACGCCGAAAAATTGCCGACTGAAATTCGTACAGATTTAGGCACCCCCGATAATAATGCCGGAAAAGTATTTTGCCGCCGATTGTTAGAAGTTCGAGCATTACCCGTAAAGCGTGATAATTTGGAAAAATTGCTGATGTTTACCGGAGGCGGAACAATGCAGATTCCGAGAACGCCCGGCGGTTTGGCGGTTTATTCATTCCCGACCGAAAACGGCGTAATGTTGGACGTACCGGAGGGAAATTATATTGTATTGACACCGGACGGAAAATTTGGCAAAATGGATATGCAAACGTTTATGGCTAATTTTGAAGAAAAAGACGCCAATACCGCCGGATTGACCTTTGACGAAAAGAGATTGTTTGAAAAGATGAATAAACTTTTCGGCAAAAACTTTCAAATGAGATTTTTAAAACTTACAGAGGAATACCACGAATTGTTTGTTGTTGCTGATGATATGTTGGTAAATGGAATAATACCGGAAAACACGTCGGAAATTATAGACGAGTTAGCAGATTTGAACGCCGTATTGTTCCATATTGCAGCATTGTTTGGATATTCCCAAAAAGAATTGCAGGAAATGGCGTACAAGAAAATCGCAGGACGTGAGAAAAACCCGGATTTTATGCGAAAACACCCGCACACAGAACCGGGAAAATATGTTTGCGAAAATTGCAATAAATTTGAAATTAGGGATGGCGACGACGGCGGATTTTGCAAAGAGCAAAAAAAATGAAACACCGAAATTGTTTAGCCTGCAATCAGTGGCAGGAAAGACAGACCGCCGAGGAATACAAACATTTTGATGAACGTTTTAACAAAAGACTATGACAAACGAAGAAAAAGAAGAAGTAAGAAAGCAAGCGTTGTTCCTTACAAATACGGCATATCTTTTGGCTGATATGGCTAATTCGTGCGCAATTGATGCGGAAAGCAAATTGGGCAAATTGGGAAAATGTTTTCAGAGGGACGAAAAAATGAGGTTCAAGAAAGCCGCAAAGTTGGCAAAGGATTTGTTGAAAGCCACAAAGGAAATAACAGAACCGATGTACGATATTACCAACGTAGATGATGCGTGTATTGATAGCGATTATCTTTTGGAAGTTATTCAGTTGGTAATAAACAGAACCGACGAAACCGAGGAAAGCAAAACGGCGATGTTGGAATACATAAAGAAGTTACCAAAAGTTGAACATGTAGAAGTTTAAGCGTATGAAAAAGGATTTTAAAAAAGAACTAACCGAACTTATTAATAAGCACGGTTTAGAAAAGGAAATGAGAGATACCCCGGATTATATTTTGGCACAAGTTTGTATTGATGCAATGGCGGTATTTACGGAAGCAATCGCCCGCCGTGACGAATGGCACGGATTCAGAAAGGCAGACGAAAAGAGTTCGCAGGATGCAAAACACAATTACCCGGATGATTGCAATATTTGAAAAGACCGTTTTAAATGTGCTGACTTTATGAGAACGCAACCAATTGCAAATCTGATTCAGCGTTTCAAGACGACAACGGACAAAGAGGAAAAAACAGCAATCGTCGGATTGCTAAAACAGATAAACGCCGATGCGTCGGGAAAGCCTCAAAATGATATACCGGAAGAAGTAAAAGAAGTTGCCGGAAAGTTGGCAAAGGCTTTTGGCGCACGTGTTGAGATACACCGTATTGAGATACCGGGAAAGAAACGTAAGTTTAGAAAGAAACCAAGAAAGGAGCAAGGCAATGAAACCCGTTGAATTTCCCGGCGTGAATGTAGTCTTTGCAAAAGACCAACCGGAATATATGCCGTTACCTGCAATGAAAATCCCCAATGACCCGCAGGGGCTTATAATTACCAAATGGCAGTTATCCCCGGAAGAATTGGAGAGAGTAAAAGAAACCGGAACAATACATTTGTCAATGCTGACGTTTAACCAACCATTGCAACCCGTATTGTTAACCGTAGATTTACCAACAGAAAAATAATAAAGTTATGGATAAAGAAACATACGTAAAAAGAATGGCAGAATTAGCCGAGATAAAACAAAAGGCTTTGGAGTACAACAAAAGAGAAAGAAACAAAGTAATGGAAAGTTATCTTGAAAAGAATTGTCCGTTTAAGGCGGGCGAAAGAGTAACATATAAGGGAAAGCCCGGAACATTGTTTGCAGTCAGAGCAGACAGCACCGGGAAATTTGAATATGATTTCAGACCCGATAAAAAGGACGGTACGCCGTTATGTAGGGTAACAACCGTTTATGAATGGTCGGAATATAAAATAGAAAAGGCATAAAAAAACGCCCCAGAATTATAACCGGGGCTTTGCCGTTTAGGTACCGGAACGAAAGAAAGCCAAAATAAGCCCCGTAGGGCGAAGAAAATACAAAAGACAATAAAAGTATCAAGTAACAAACAAAACCCGCTTAAAACGAAAATTCCCCGAAAATAACAAGCAAAGGGAAAGCGACGTTTGAGAGGAAAGCAAAGCGAAAGACTTGGCGTTATAAAAAGGTTGTAAAATGGAAGCAAGTAAAAGACAAAGGGGCGGACGCCCGAAAATGTGCAAAAGGACGAAAGACCAAAGGGAATTTGATTTGTCGTTTTGCTCAAATCTGTTTTTGCGTGGTTACACGTACAAAGAGATTTCCGAAAGACTGAATGAAGAAAACGCCCGGAGTGGGGTCGGTTACACAATCAGTAGACAGATGGTTTATTGGGATATGCAACAATTGCTTATTGAGTGGAAACGTGAGCGTATGGATAATATAGACGATTACGTTACGCAGGAATTGCGAAAGTTGGATAAAATGGAGGCTGAATTGTGGGAAGCGTGGGAACGTTCCAAGACCGGGAAAACGAGAGAGAAAAACAGACAGAACGCAAAGCCCCGTAAAGTTTTGGAGGATGGCGACAACCCGGAATATTACGGGTATGAGGAAACGACAACGGAAACGTCCGCCGGGAACCCCCGGTTTTTGGATTTGCTTTTGAACGTACAACAACGCCGGGCAAAGATGTTGGGATTTGATGCACCAATTAAAATTGAAATACCGGGAATAAAAGAAAGCATAAACGGCGATGCACCGAAATACGATGTATCAGCAATCCCGGACGACCTATTGTTTGCGGTCGCCGATAAATTGCAAACAGCAGAATATAAAAAACAATTAGCAGAAAAAGGAGTAATTGACAATGGCACGGACAACAAAGAATAATATCAAGAAAAAGGATGAACCGAAACCCGTACACACGTGCGGGGATTGTGGTTGGGGCAAATTTTATTACGAACATTCAAATTTGGATATGGACGGGAACCCGATTTGTTTAAAATGCCCGTTTGTTGAAAATCGCAGTATGATACGTTCGGAAAAAGCGTGCGACAAATGTAAAAAGAAACAATAAATTAGTCTGTTTTTTAGATTTCCGGTTTTTGCGTCAGAAAAAACACGGGGAAAATACAAAAAACAAGTGGTCTATTTTTAAGAATTAAACAAAATGGATAAAGAACAATTGCTTAAAATGTATGCAGCAATAAAAAACAATCCCGACGAAATTGTAAAAGCGGCGTCCCGTAATAGGCTGATAAACTTTTCCCGGTATATGCAACCGGATTTAGCTTTGGAACCGTTTCACGTCGTTTATTACACGTTGTTAGATATGTTTGCGCACGGATTAATACGAAAAATGATTGTGCAAATGCCGCCCCAACATGGGAAAAGCGAGGGTTCAAGCCGGAAAACACCCGCTTTTATGTTAGGTTTAGACCCGGACAAAAAGATTTGTATCGGGTCGTATGCGGCAACCATTGCGAGAGATTTTAACCGGGACGTACAAAGAATAATTGATACCCCAAGATACCGGGAATTGTTCCCGGAAACGTATTTGAACGGTTCCAACGTCGTAACAATGGCTAATACGTATTTACGAAATTCTGATGTCATAGAAATGGTTGGGCATAAGGGGTCGTTGCGTGTTGTCGGTCGTGGCGGTTCGTTGACGTCAAAAACGGTTGATGTTTCGATATTGGACGACGTTTACAAAGATTATGCCGAGGGTAACAGCCCGATTGTACGTAATGCGGCGTGGAAATGGTACACGACCGTTGTACGTACCCGTTTGCATAATGATTCCCAAGAATTAATTGTGTTTACCCGTTGGCATGATGATGATTTGATTGGGCGTATTGAAAAAAGCGGGGAAACCGTAATTGACATTAAAAGTTGGGATGATGTAAAAGACATTCCGGCGGGCGCATGGGTACGAATAAATTTTGAGGGACTGAAAACCGGGGAACCAACAGAGATTGACCCACGGGAACCGGGGGCGGCGTTATGGGATAGACGACACAGCCGGGCAAAATTGGAGGGACAAAGAGCGTTAGACCCCGTACAATTTCAATGTTTGTATCAAGGCAACCCCGGAAACGCAGAGGGTAAATTGTACCGTAACCCGTTCCGAACATACGTTGACAAATCCGAATGGGGGACGTATGTACGTAGCGGAAATTATACAGACGTTGCCGACGAGGGCGACGACTTTACATTTTCGGCATGTTATGACATTTACAAATCCGGTAATGAGGCGTGGAACGAACAAAAGAAACGGTTTGAACCGATTTTGTATGCGCTAATTACTGACATGGTATTTACGCAGGAAAACACGGAAATAACAGCCGTTACCGTCCCGGATATGATAAACAGATGCGGAACGCAAAAAGCATGGATTGAAAGTAACAACGGCGGTTCCGGCTTTGAAAAGGTTATAAGGAAAAAGATAAAAGCAGTAACAGAACCATTTTATCAAGGGGCAAACAAGGAAAGCCGTATTATAACAAATTCAGCGATGGTAAATGCACAAATAATAATGCCGATTGGATGGGAACAACGTTTTCCAAAGATACACGAACATTTGACCGGGTTTTTGCGTGATTTTCCCGCAAATGCCCATGACGACCCGGAGGACGGTTTAACCGGAATTTATGAAAAGGAATTGGCGGACGGTAATATTAAGCCATACAACGCAGCATGTAAGGGTATTACACGCCGTAACTAACAATAAATTCCATATATGCAAGAAATTAACCGGTAAATATTATAACTTTGCAAGAAGAAAGGGGCAAAGGGATAGCCCCGGAGATTATAAATTTAGTTTTAACGTTAAAAATTTAAAGAGTATGGCGATTTGTAAATGCCCGGCAGCAGCAGCGTTGCCAAACATTCCAAACTTTACGTGTGCCGAGAGTTTCGGACAGATTCAGAAAGTAGCGTTTCAGAGATTGTACAAAAGCAACGGAGAAAAAAATTCATTTACCACGGATGCGGCAATAGGAGTTAAAGCGTCATGGACGCCGTTGTTATCGGCAGATGACGACACAAAGATTGTTGTTTCCCCGTACATTCAAGCACCAACAGCAGAAGCGGGCGCACCCCGTACATTTGGAGGAGGAAACGAAACGTTGGGAGGTATTGAGGAAATTATAGGACGTGAGCCAACCCCATTTACGGCGGTTATGCGTAAAATGCCGCAATCACTGATTAAAGCATTGAAAGAATTGCAATGTGAAAGCGATTCCCAAAATTTGGGGATTTATTTGTTTGATGAAAACGGCGCAATTGGTGCATTGCAAGACCCGAAAAAAGCAACAACGCATTATCCTATCCCAATTCGTTCTTTGTTTATCGGGGATAAAACATTGGGAGGATTTGAGGCACCCGATAGCAATGCAATACAATGGTCGTTTTTGCCCAATTGGTCGGATGATTTGGTAATTGTAACCCCAACAGATTTTAACCCGCTTACAGATTTAAAGAATGTTGAGAGATAAAACAACGAAAGTGTTATTGGAGTGCAAAGCACTAAAAACAACACGTGAATTTGATGTAACGCACGCCGAAAGATTGTTGAGGATGCAAAATAACGGCGGTTGGCAGTTACCGGAAAATAGTAAATTTGAATTTGACAAAGAAAATGGGCTTAGATATAAGAGAAATAAAAAAGCAGATAGCGGAGCCACGGAAAAAGACGGCGATTAGTAGGGCGGTTTACCACCAAAACCGCATACGTTTTCACGCCCAAACCGTGTTGACGCCGTATATTATGCAGCCGTTAAATGATTTCTTTGCTTTAGTTTCTAATATATTGCCCGCCGACAAAGTAAGGTTGTTTAAAACAATGTTCCGTTACCCCGTTAAAACAAACGAGGTGACGGACGTTTGTTTTGCTAAATTGAGCCGTATATTTGACGGTAGAAACCCGGCGTTCAATTATCAGTTTATGAACAGCGAACAACGGGACGATTGGGAGTATTACCGACAAAGCGTTTTAGGGGAGCCGCAAATTTGGGCAACAAAAGGATGGAAGTATTTCAAAACCGAAATAAACAGCGTTTTAGTTGTTGATTTGCCCCAAGAACAAGCCCCCGGCGATAAATACCCGGCACCGTATTTCTATTGGTTGCCAATAGAAAGTATTATTACTTTCGATGCGGATAAAACAACGGGCGTTATGCGTTGGATTATATTCAAGCAGGACGACAACCGTATTGCAGTAATAGACGATGAAAGATATAGGGTTTTCAGAGAGGAAAAAGGAAACGTTGGGGAATTACTGATTGACAGCCCGCACGATTTGGGATATTGCCCCGCCCGTTTCTTTTGGAACGAACCGTTAAGCCTAAAGGAACCCGATGTTAAGGCGTCGCCATTGACAAAGGAGTTGGAAAGTTTGGATTGGTTTCTGTTTTACCATATATCGAAACGGATTTTGGATATTTACGGGTCGTACCCTATTTATTCCGGGTATGAGCAAAATTGCGATTACTCAAACGCAGAAAACGGCGACCATTGCGACGGCGGTTTTATTAAAGACAAAGCCGGAAATTACAAATTCGACCAAGCCGGATTATTGATACCATGCCCGAAATGTGGCGACAAAAGAATTGCCGGAGCCGGAACGTACATTGAAATACCCGTACCGGATGGCGATAAACAGCCGGATTTGCGAAACCCTATTCAGATGTTGACCGTTGACCGTGATAGTTTGGACTTTAATGTTTCCGAGGAAACACGTTTAAAGACAAACATAATTACGGCGGTCGTTGGAACAAATGAGGAAATAACGACACGGGACGCATTGAACGAACAGCAGATACAAGCCAATTTTGAAAGCCAAAGCACGGTATTAAACCGGGTTAAAAAAGGGTTTGAGGAAGCACAACAATTTGTTGATGAAACAATATGCCGTTTGAGATACGGAAATATGTTTATATCGGCAAAAATAAATTTGGGAACGGAATTTTATTTGTACGACCCCAACAAATTACGGGAACGTTACAAGTTAGCAAAGGACAACGGAGCAAGCGAGGCAGAATTGGACGCATTGCAAAACCAAATAATCGAAACGGAATATAGACACGACCCCACACAATTACAACGTATGTTGGTATTGTCAGAATTGGAGCCGTACAAGCATTTAAGCCGTGCCGAGGTATTGGATTTATACGGAAAAAATCTAATTTCTGAAAACGAATTGCGTATTAAACTGAATTTCGCTAATTTTGTTCGCAGATTTGAACGAGAAAATACTAATATATTGGAGTTTGGCGGTCAAATACCATTCGACCAAAAAATTAAAGTAATAACAGATAAATTTAATGAGTATGCGAGTGAAAACAGAAACAGAGGGTAAAACAAAGGACGTCGGATTGTTGGACGTTACCCCGGAAAATTTCATTGTCCCAAAAGGGGAAGAAAGTTTTTATCATTGCCGAATTGAGGTTGTAAAATTCCACGGAGAAACCGGAGAAAGATTGTCAAAACCACGTATTCAAGTGTTCGGAAAGAAATTCTTTGAAACATTTGGTTTGCACAATTTGAGAAAGCAGGGTTACAAAGTTGATATTTTGCATGACCCGAACGTTTGGGAGGCTGCAAACAAAGAAAAGATTGAAGCCAATAAACGTGCCAAAGCAGAAGCCGCAGCACAAGCAGCAGCAGAGGCAAAAGTGGCGGAACGTGCGCAGATGAAAGCGGAAATTATTGCAGAACTGAAAGCCGCCGGAGTTATCCCGGAAGAAACAAAGAAACCCGGAAGAAAGACTAAAGCCGAAAAGACAGAAGAAACGGCAACCGAAAGCCCGGAAAATAACGAGAACGTTTAACCATTAAATATTACGAATATGGCACAGATTGCACAGCAGGACAATTTGGTTATTGAAGTAACCACAACCGCCGCAGCATTGGACGGCGACACAAAAGCAAAATTGATTGCATGTATTGAGGGCGGCACAATTGCCGACGTCGTGTTGGTAACAAAAGAGGTTGAAAAGAAAATCAGCCATGCAAAGGTTGTTAGTTGGTTTGTTGATACAACCGGGAAATCACCAAAATACACAATTGATATTATTAACGCAAACAGCGGAGCAGTAGAAGCAATCGCACTTAATTAATTCAGAAAGGGTACAGAATTATGTTAACGAGAGAAATTTTAGTTGCAAATGCGGCTTTGTCGGGATTGACTGACGAACAGATTACAGCGATTACAACATTATCGCAGAATGACGAAAACAGCGTCATTGCAAAGAAAACGAGCGAAATTTACGGGGCTTTGGATGCGGATATTTTGACGGCGTCCGGTATCGCCAAAAACAGCACTGAAAAGACGTATGATTTCGCAAAACGTGTTATTGGGGAGTTCAAAACAAAAGCAGAAAGCGCAAACGGGTTACAATCGCAGATTGATACGTTGACAAAAGAAAAGGCACGTTTGGAAAAAGCGATTGCGGACGGTTCGGCAGATGCGGAAACGGTAAAAGCATTGAAGCAAGCAAAGGCGGATTTGGCAAACGTTACCGCACAATATACAGAGTTGAACACGAAGTTTGAGCAAATGAAAACCGAACACGAAAAAGAAATGTTTGGAGTAAAGATTGACAACGCATTGCAGACAGCCGCCGCCGGGCTTACATTCAAAGCCGGATTCCCGGAAAGCGTGACAAAGGTAATTTTGGCACAAGCAAACGAAAAAATCAAAGGAATGAACCCGGAATACATAGACGACGGAAACGGCGGAAAGATTTTGGCGTTTAAGGATGCAAGCGGCGCAATTATGAGAAACCCAAACAATCAGTTAAACCCATATACCCCCGGCGAATTGCTGACAAAAGAGATGGAAAAAATGGGAGTATTGGAGCCTAAAAGACAACAGCCCGGAGGCGGAACAAACCCGCCAAAAAATCAGTCCGGAAGCGGTTCAATAACCGTTGATGCAAGCGGAGCCAAAACAAGAACAGAGGCATACGAAATAATTGCAAATTCTTTGATGCAGCAGGGTTTAACAAACGGTTCAAAGGCTTTTGATGATGCAATGAGCCAAGCATGGAAAGACAATAATATTAATCAGTTACCGGAAAAATAACACGGGAAAGGGAACCCCGCATTTAATAACAATTTAAAAATTAATTAACTATGAGTTTAATTGCTACAAGATTACAGAATTGGCGAGTTGAAAACCCGGAATTAGACCGCAATATGACCCGCCCGTGTGAGTATGGCGCATTGGATTTCTTTATTGAACAGACCAACGCCGCAAATTCTATTTTGTCCCCAACATTGCGAGAACGTGCGTTTGCCTCAATTGGTAATACGGTACAAGTTCCGGTTATCAATTACGACGGCGACGTTACCGTTGGCAACGTTCGTTCGTGCGTTATCCCGGACGATGAAAACACGTCAGCACTTTACACGGTTGTTTGGGCTACATATACGATTGGGTTTACTATGGTTCCGGCGTTGTACATGAACAACGAAATTTCGTATGAACACGATTTTAACCGCAAAATGGAAAAGAATTGCCGTGCGTTGGCTGATGCGTTAGACAAAGCAGCCGTTGCCGCATTGGAAGCCGGAAAGACCCAAGTTTTGAAAGACAAATTGAATTACAATTTCGATGCAAACGTTATCGAAGTTCCAACACAGATGGCAACCGAAATTATGGGCGATATTGACCCGATTATGCGTGCAAATTGCTATCCACGTATGGCGCACGTTATCGGTAACGCCGGGGTTGATAGTCTGATTAGAAAATTGGCACAGCACGGTATTTATAACGACGTTAACAAGCGCATGGAGTACGACAACAAAGTTTTCCATTACACAAACAACGTTGTCAACGAAGTAGGCAAAAACGGTACATTCTTTGCAGTTGAGGACGGAAACGTTGGCGTGTTAACACGTGTTGACCGTGAGGCATTGCGCCGCACACGTGCCAATTTCCACGAATGGGACGTTGTACGTTTGCCGTACATTGATTTGCCCGTTGGTTCGCATTATTACACAGCAGTAGGCGACCAATCACAGATTGCGGGCGCAGCGAGTGCGGACATGACATGTAACGTTAAGGAATATTTCGGATTCAGTGTTGACGTTGCGTTTATTATCGCATACAACAGCGACCAGGAAACCGTTGCAAATCCGATTGTCAAAGCACAGATTGCCGCACGTGCTGAAAACGTTCCTTTGGGTATGCCCGTATATGTTACCAATTCAGAGGAAACGCCAATTTACACACAGACCGTTTAATTTCGGTTTCAGTATTAACAACATGGGGGCGGGGAAAATCCCCCGTCCCTTTTTTAATTTATAGCAATATGGAAACGTTAGTATCAATTAAAACAGATGCAGCCAACAAAACCGTTACAATCAATGAGGCGTCCGGCGGAAAACCGGAACACGCCGTTTATAGTGCAAGAATTGAGGACGGCAATTTGATTTTGATAAATTCAGTAACAACGCAGAAACGTTTTTCGGCACCATTTAACACGGTTTCAATTGACGGGGCAACGTATCAGACGGAAACCGAGTGTATGCAGCATTTGGCAAATATCGGAAGTTTTAAGCAGGGGGGCGGCGCAATCCCGGTAATATATAATCACGCCGGGCAAATCAAAGTAAATTACAATGGTTTGCAGATTTCAAATGTAACAGCCAACCAACAATACGAATTGCCATTGCATACGGCGACGCCAACGGTCGTTGCAGCCCCAACAACGCAATATCCAACCGGAAGCGAAACGACGTATAACCCTGCAATGTTTATTCCCGGAGATAACCCGCCAACAACAATGCGATTGAGGGAAAACAATATTCCCGGACAAACGCACCATTGGCGTATAATCGGAAGTTATGAGAACAAAGCGCAGGGAAACAACGGCGAATTGCAATTTCTTTTGGTAAACCCGGACAGCGGGTTTTATGTTACCGACCAAATAACGTTGCCGAGCGACAAAACGGAGGGAACATTTACCATTGAATTAATGACAATTGCAGATGATGCAAGTTTGGCGGTTGGTATGGGTTATTTACTCAAAGCCGTAACGTCGTTTACTGATAATAATTTGGTCGTCAAAATTGACAGCATTACACGAATTAGCTTTGCCGTAGAAAATCAATAACTATGTATCGAATAAAAGAAATACAAGACGCATTATTGCACGTCGTCGGGTGGGAACAATCCTTTGACCCGTCAAAAGCAATTGACACGTATTTAACGCAAACGGAAAGCGGGTTGTATTTTCAAGGTGCGCACCCGCTTTTGACGTTGGATAATATGGCGGCGATTATGCCGGATGATTGGGGGCTGCAATACCCGGAATGGAACATGATATTACCATACAAAGCAGGGCAAAAAGTACGTCATAACAATATTGTTTGGATTGCGAAAATTGATAATACCGGAGAGGAACCGACGGCGAGCGATTTTAATAATGATTACAGCCGGGAGGATTACGGAAACCCATATTGGAAACCGTACAACATGTTGACGGACTTTTTGGAAAGAATGACACGAAACGGGATTGCAACCGCAATTCAGACATTTACCCAAATTAAGCAGTTGGATAAAGAAACACGCAATTTGTTAGAACGCAGAACGTTTTTTGATGGAGCCGGACGCATACGGGCAACCCTGCAAAATAATCATAAATTGGTTGGCTTTGAAATTGTCCCGGTTCGTGCAATGGGAGTGACAACCAAAATTGAAAAGATAGGTTTGCAAATGACCGGGGCGACCGGAAAAGTTAGAATGTATCTTTTTCATTCGTCCCAAATTGACCCGGTAAAGACCTTTGATTTGGATTTTACCGTAACAAATGGCGGTTTTCAATGGTTCCCGTTAACGGATTGTTATTTGCCGTATATCAGCGACGAAAACAACGCCGGGGGGTCGTGGTTCCTTTGCTACAATCAAGACGAATTACCCGCCGGAATGGAGGCAATAAACGTATCAAAGGATTGGAGCCGGGAACCGTGCGGAACATGCAACATTGGTTCCGTTCAATTTTGGCGAGAGTTGACAAAGTATTTGCAAGTAACGCCGTTTATGTATAATGCGCCGGAAACGTTCGCAGAATACCCGGAGTTGTGGGATATTGCATACACGATGTACACACGAACCCAAAATTACGGACTGAATTGCGAAATTACTATTGGATGCGATTTAACGGATTTCATTATTTCCCAAAGGCAGATTTTCCAAACGGTAATACAAAGACAAGTTGCTGCAATTGCATTGCGGACGTTGGCAATGAACCCCAACGTAAGGGTTAACCGCAATCAATCAAACGCAACCCGGATGGATATTTTGTATGAGTTGGACGGCAACACGTCCGGCGTTCGCCCCGGCGGTTTAGGTTACGACCTTAAAAAGTCTTATGAGGCGTTGCAAATAGATACGCAAGGGTTAGACCGTATCTGTTTAGCCTGCAATAACCGTGGGGTAAGATACAGAACCGTGTAATTATATAATTCAAAGGGAAAGTTGTATATAATTTCATGTAAAAGTTGTATTTATGAAACGGATAACCGATTTGCGAAAAAGGGTTGCGGATTTCAACGAGGCTTTGACGTCCGGGCGGATAATACAAAACATTATATGGGACAATGAGGCATATATAGTTGATTTGAACGCCGAGGAACAATTGTTTGAACAAGGTATTAACCGTTTGGGCGTCGAAATTTCGGATTATGCACCATACAGCCCCGTAACAATCGCAATTAAAGAGGCAAAGGGACAGCCGACAAACCGGGTAACGTTACGGGATGAGGGAGATTTTGAAAGTAGTTTTTATTTAGAGGTTGGCGACAAACAATTTGAAATTAAAGCGTCTGACTTTAAAACAGAGGATTTAATAAAAAAATACGGTCGTCAAATATTGGGTTTAACCGACGAAAATATTTCAATATTGATTTGGAAATATATTTTCCCGGATTTAATGGCAGAAACAAAAAAACAAATTTATGGCAAATAACGTAAAAGCCCCGGTTATTGACAACCCGGAATTGTTAGACCGGATAATTGGGAACATTCAAAACGGATTGGTTGATAATTTGCCGTGGTTGGACTTTGCATTTGGCAGGGCGGAAAGACTTGTTAAATACAACGGGAACCAAAAGCGATATTATACGCCAAATGTTTATTCCGGCAATAACGATTATATGGAAGTAACGCCGGATGCAAATATTGGTAATTTCTGTTTTTTTTGGGTTGACGACCCGCAAAACATAAGTTGGGAACCCGGCGTTGATATTGGGATAAAAACGGCGTTTTCGATTATCTTTTGGTTTGATTATCGAAAGATTTTCAACGAAGCAAGCAACAGAAACAAAGAGGCGTTAAAACGTCAAATATTGGACGTGTTAAACGGCGGGTTTTGGTTGCGTCATGGAGGCTATAAAATAAACAAAGTCTATGAATTGGCGGAAAACATTTACCGGGGGTTTTCTTTGGACGAAATAGACAACCAATTTTTAATGCACCCGTTCGGCGGATTCCGGTTTGAGGGCGAATTGAGTATTGGAGAAACATGTAAATTGTAGGATATGGAACATTTTATTTATAACATTATTGTTGTCGCATTAATAGCGGCTTTTGTGCTGACATTATTACGCAAATGGGGCGTCATTGAATGGGTACAGATTCACGGGAACGATTTCTTTTCAAAGATGTTTAATTGCGATTTCTGTTTGTCGTGGTGGACGTGCGTTTTGATTTGTTTCTTTGCGTTGATATTTACCGGGAACCCCGTATTTTTGGGCGTTCCCTTTTGTAGTACAATGATAACACGTATTTTATTATGAAGAATGTACAAATAAAAGGAATGAACGTTGAGTTGTATGATTCAATCGAGGATTTGCCAATTATGCGTTTCCACAAGTATAACAAAATGCTTTTGGTTGACGCCGGGGTTGGTTCCGATTTGTCGGATTTTGACAGACATATTGAAAAGGTAATACGTTATTTGAACAGCCCAACGCCAAACATGGCAACCGTTGAGTTGGAAAATATGCGCCAAAACATATATTTCATTCAATCCGAGGTTTCCCCCCGGCATTTGGCTTTTGCCGTGTTGGTTAAATCAATAAATGGTAAACCCCGAAATGATTTGTCAGATGATGGATTGCAACAAACAATGAGTCTTTTTAAAGACGTTGCAAATTCAGAGATAACCGCCCATTTGGAAGCGGTTAAAAAAAAAATAGACGATGAATTGCGTTTGTATTTTCCCCGGTTGTTCGATGATGCGACATTGAAAGAGTATTACGATAAATTGAAACAAAGAACGATTGTTGTATTACGCACAATAATAGACGGTCGGGCAACCGAGGCGGACGCAAAAGAGATTGACGACATTACGGCGGAGTTGATAACCTATTTCAACCCGCAGACGTTTACCGGGTCGGAAAGCGTGGAAATTAGGCATGACAGACAATTTGAAAATATGTGTTTGATATTGTCCCAAAATTTGCATGTTGACCCAAAGAAATTTACCGTTTTGGAATATTACAACGCATTTGAGTATATCAAGGAACAAGCCAAAAAAGCAAACAAGCAAAAAATGGCAAAATAAGGCGATTTCCGGCGTTTTTATTTTTAGGCGATAAATTACACATTTGAGAAAAGAAAATGCAACAGACGGGAAATTACCCGTAAATAACTAAATAATCGGCGTATGGCAGATAATAACAACCCAATCAAATATTCGGATTTAATAAGCCCGGATAATTCGATTACAGATTTGATAAAACAATTGGATGAACTTTCGGACACCTATACAAATGCGCTGAAAAATATCAAAGCCGAGGCAATACAATTGGCGGAGATTCTGAAAAAGGTTTCCGGCGCAACGGAGGACGGGCGAAAGACAACCAAAAAAGCCGCAGACGATGCCGAACGTTTGGCACGTGCGCAACGTGATTTGGCGTTTGCAGAAAGCGAGAACGCCAAAAAGTTAGCCGAGTTAAAATTGGCACAGCAGAAAGCGAACCAAATTAATAAACTGATTGTGAAAATAAATCAATCCGCCGAGGGTAGTTATAACCGTTTATCGGCGCAATATTCATTGAATAAGATTTATTTAAACAACATGACTAAAGCCGAACGGGAAAACACCGAGGAGGGGCGAAAATTGGTTGCACAAACCAAAGAAATATACGAAGAAATGAAACGTTTGCAGGAAGCAACCGGGAAATTTCAATTGAACGTCGGAAATTATACGGAGGCGTCCGACGCAATAATTGCGTATGGCGACAAACTGAAAGAAACGTTAGGTTTAAATAGCGCATTTGGCGAGAGTCTTTTGGCGTTAGGACGTGGCGGGGCTGAAAGTAAAGCCGTTTTTACAGCTATTGGCGACGGGGCAAAAGCATTGGGAAAAACTTTGTTGGGATTACTTTCAAACCCGGTATTTTTGGCGATTGCCGGAATTGCGGCGGCGGGTGCGGCGTTTAAATGGTGGTACGATTATAACGCCGGGTTAGTTGAGGCAACGAGATTGACGCAACAATTTACCGGGAAAAGTGGCGATGATTTGAAAGCGTTTAGAAATGAGGTGCAAGCCGTCGCCGATTCATTCAACGCAGATTTCCGGGAAACATTGATTGCAACAAACGCATTATCAAAACAATTTGGTATTTCTGCAAATGAGGCATTGCAATTGGTTAAGGATGGGTTTTTAGCCGGAGGCGATGCGAACGGGGAATTTTTAGACACGTTGAAAGAATACCCGGCATATTTCAAAGAGGCGGGAATATCAGCAGACCAATTTGTTGCAATTGTTACCCAAACAAACAAAATGGGTATCTTTTCAGACAAAGGCGTTGACGCAATTAAGGAGGCAAATTTGCGTTTGCGTGAAATGACGACGGCGACGGCGGCGGCTTTGGACGGTATCGGTATTTCGTCGGAACAAGTTCAAAAAGATTTGCAGACCGGAACCAAAACAACGTTCGATGTTATACAAGACGTTTCCGCAAAATTGGCAGAATTGCCGGATAATGCGGCAACGGTCGGGGCTGCAATTGCAGATATATTCGGGGGGCCCGGAGAGGACGCCGGATTGCAGTATTTGCGCACGTTGAAAGATATTTCAACAAACATGGATGAAGTAAAAGGGAAAGCCGGGATATTAGCGCAATTGCAGGAGGAACAATTGCAAAGCCAAATTGAATTGCAAAACGCATTATCCGGGCTATTTGATGCAACCGGAGGGAATTTTGAAACGTTGACAACGAAAGCAAAAGTTTTCGTAAATCAAGGTTTAACAGCAATAATAAAAGGGGTCATTGATATAATCAATTACTTTATTGAGTTGTACAATGAAAGTGTTTTAATACGTGCTATTTGGAACGGTATAGTTGCCGGATTTAAAACCACATTTGACACGTTAGGAAATTTGTTTGGATTCTTTATTGATATTGTCAAAGCAACCGGAACCGCATTAAAGGGGGCGTTTACGTTAGATTTTGACGACGTAAAAAAAGGATTGGCAGATTATGCAGCAGCGTACGGAAATTTGGTTAAAGCCCAAGTTAAAGACATAACAGAAAATTTCCAAGAGGGTTTGGATGGTATGCAAAAGAAAATAAAACCGTTAACAATCCCGGTTTCTGTTGGAGATACCCCGACGCCACAAACAGACAATAAGCCCGTAACGACACAGAACCCAACCGTAACGCCAAGGGGTAAAAGCGATGCGGAAAAGGCAGCAGAACAACAAGCAAAGCAAATTGAAGCGGCATATAAAAAGAATTTGGAAGCAACCCGAAAATTGCAGGATGCACAATTGCAGTTGGAAACCGACGAATGGGCAAAGCGTCGCCAACAAACGCAATATCAGTATTCCCGCCAAATTGAGGATTTACAACACCAATTGCAGACCGAAAAGGATTTGAACGAAACCGGACGCCAAGCGATAAACGCCACAATTACGGCGTTGGAACAGCAACAAACCGAGGCGTTATTGAAAATCGAACAAGACCGACAATTGCAGGAATTGGCGTTGCAGAAAGAAAGCATTGAATTACGTTTGCAAGCAGTCAAAGAGGGCAGCGAGCAGGAAAGACAATTGCGGATGCAGTTGTTGGAAAACGAAAGACAAACCGCATTATTACAGAACCAACAGAAACCGACCGGGCAACAGCAGGACGCCGGGGCGATTAATGCAAGTTTTGACGCAAAGGGAGCCGGAATTGCGGACGAATATTTGCAAGCGCAATTACAGATATTCGACCAACAACAAGCGTTGGCACAATCGGAGTTCGATTTGTTGAGAAATTCAGAAGCCCGGAAAACTCAATTCCGTTTGCAAGCAGAAAAGGAACGTTTGCAAAAGGTTTTAGAATTAAATCAGCAAGCCGCCAATAAATTGTCTGATGTTGAGGTACAAACAATTCAAAACACTATTAAAAAAATAGACCAAGAAATTGAGCAATCCAAAGGGGAGGAACGAGGAACAGACATTTACGGTTTGTTTGGGCTTAATTTGGACGACGACCAAAAAGAGGCAATTAATACGTCTATGCAATACGCATTGGATGCGTTAAATACATTCACGGCGGCACGTGTTGCCGCAGCAGATGCAGCCGTTGAGCAAGCGGATAAAGAGGTTTCCGCCGCACAATCGGCGTTGGATGCAGAATTGGAAGCAAGGGCAAACGGGTACGCCAATAATGTTGTACAAGCGCAAAAGGAGTTGGATTTGGCAAAGAAAAACCAAGAAAAAGCGTTGAAAGAACAACAGAAAGCGCAAAAACAGCAGGCAGCAATACAAACATTGCAGCAAATCGGAAACATGGTAACAGCAACGGCGTTGATATGGTCGCAATTAGGTTTCCCGCTTGCAATACCTGCAATTGCCGTAATGTGGGCGAGTTTTGCAGCGTCTAAAATCAAGGCGGCGCAATTGGCAAAACAGACCGGAGGAACTGGAGGAACGGAAACATACGGCGACGGTACCGTTGAACTTTTGGAGGGCGGTTCGCACCAAAGCGGGAATGATATTGATTTAGGAACGAAACCGGACGGAACCCGCCGACGTGCCGAGGGAGGTGAATTTTTCGCCGTGATAAATAAACGAAGTTCACGCCGTTTCAGAAAGATAATACCGGACGTTATCAATTCGTTAAACAATGGTACATTTGCACATAAGTATTTAAAATCCTATTCAGACGGCGACGGTTTGACGTTGAATGTTACCGGACAAAGCCCGGATTTACGCAGTTTGTCGGATGATGTAAGGGAAATTAAGGAACAGAACCGACGACGTGTTTACGTGGATGGCGACGGAAATACGATTGAAAGTTACAAGAATTTGAAACGTAAAATAAAAAGACTATGACACCAAAATATAGATTCTTTTTGCAGATAGGGGAGGACGGAACCAAACAAACCGTCCGCCCCAATTATAAGGATGATTTAACGTTGGATTATGAGTTGGAAACAAATCAAAGATTTTACCGGGCTAAATTGTCCGGTAAAATAAACTTTGTCCGTGCTGATTACGATATTATCAATGACGCCCCGTTTGATTCTGAATTTTTCCTATATATCGAAAAAAGCGATGATTGGGGACAAACATACAATCAATACTATAAAGCAAAGTTTATGAAAACGGATTGTACGTTTAATGATGATGATAAATTGGTAACGGTACAGCCGGAAACAACAGACCAATACGACGACGTTTTGGCAGGTTTGGAAAAGGAGTACAATTTAGTTGAGTTGGCACCGCAAATCGAATTTCTTACAATAAGAAAACGCCCATTGATACAAATATACGTTCCCGGAGATAGTATTGTTTCGTGTTTTTTGGGTGGTACCACATGGGAACAAGATGCAAACGTTGTGACAGACAAAAAACAATTAATTAATACATATTACTTTTCATTATGTAACATTCTAAAAGAAATAAATATAACTAGCAATGGAACCCCGTCAGATATTGCGGGGCTTTATTCCGGGAAAATGAAATTTGTTTCGGGTTCTAATTCATTTGAGGGAAATTTGTATTCATCTAACCAAAAATATTACATATATTATAAACAAGTAATGCAAGGTTCTGCCCCAATAGGAATTGTTACTACTGAAATAAGACAAATTTCAGACAATAAGGTGATATTCAGTTATTTAAAAGGAACGGTAGGAGAATTTGATAACGCAGAATTTGATTATATAGCAGTAAAAGAAAGCGGAGCAACAGGGAAAATGCACGCCGAAATGAGTAGTTATAATGTTTATGCACGTTATTTATGCGATGTTGAAAAAATTAATAATCTATCGACATATCCAATACCCAATGATGATATTGTAGAAAATAATAGGAACTATCAAAAAGTTATTGGATATGCAATTGATGTAGCATTTATATCTAACAATTTTTCAGACGAACCAACAGAGTACGGTTTGGCGGATAATGGGAAATACTTTAGTCCTCCATATTCAATTTACGGTCAAGTATTTTACCCAATTGCCCGGTCAACATGGCGTTATGCGTCATTGTGGTTTGGGTTTGATTTGTTTGATTGGATATTAGAAGAAAAGGCACGAAAAACATATACTTTGCGTGATGCGTTTACGTTGTCGTCATGTATAAATGTATTGTTAAAAGAATTTGCCCCCGGAATAACGCATGAAGCGACGCCGGAATACAGCCAATTTCTTTATAACACAAACAATCCTATTTCCGGGCAGTCATTTAAGTTGCTAATAAGTCAGAAAAGTAATATTATCAATGGAGAATATCAGACCCCGGCGCAAAAAGCCCCGGTTACATTGCAACAAATTATGACGATGTTACGGGATATTTACAAATGTTATTGGTATATTGAGGACGGAAAATTTAAAATTGAACAAATAAATTGGTTCAGAAACGGCGGTTCGTATGGATATAACCCAATTATTGATTATGATTTAACGCAATTAGAAAACGTAAGAAATGGCAAGAAATTAGCTTTTGCAACGTCTGAATATTCATTTGACAAAGTAGATATGCCGGAACGTTACCAATTTGAATGGATGGACGATGTAACAACGCCATTTGAGGGGTTGCCAATAGAAATTACGTCAAAATATGTAACAGCCGGAAAAATAGAAGAAATAAATATTTCCAATTTCACGTCTGATATTGATTTGATGTTGTTAAACCCCGGTGCAATTAGTTCTGATGGATTCGCATTGTTTGCGGCGGTTATGCCGTCCGGCGGCGGACAATTGGAATTGCCGTTTACAAGACAAACCGTTGATAATGTAGAATACTATTTGCAAAACGGTTATTTATCGTTTATCAATATACAACCGACGTATTGGGTTTATGATATGCCCGCACGTAATTTTAAAATAAATAATTCCCCAAATTATGCAATCGGGATTGAGAGAAAGAAAAAACAAACATTGAATTTCCCGGCAGGAACCACAGACCCAAACCCGATGCAGTTAGTTAAAACATATATCGGTAACGGTCAAGTTGATAAACTTTCAGTAAATTTGTGTAGTAGAAATATTAAAGCAACGTTGAAATATGATACAGAATAACAATATAAGCGTATTACCGTGGTACACGTCAATAAATGAACAGAACCACCGTAAAAGTTACGCATACGGCGCAATTTATCCGTTGTTTGCCCCGGCTGATAGATTGTTACCGTTTCATATAATCAGAAATACACGGTCAAATAATGTTACGTCAGTAATATTGTACGATAAAACCGGGAAACTAATTGCAAACATAACAACGTATATGAGGGAAACCGGATTGCAGATTGTCCGGTTTCAAACGTTGGGTTATGATGTTATATTGTACCCTTCAATATTACCCATGCCATTAAATCAGTTGGACGGAATATATTATATGACGTTATCGGATGGGGCGCAAACGTGGTATTCCGAAATGTTTACCGTTGTACAAGACGTTTCCGGGTACCTTAAAATTGAATGGTGGGACATTGAAAATTTGGTATTTGACGCCGGGCAAATAGTATATAAAAACCCGGATTTCAAAAATACGTTGTACCTTTGTACCGAGTTGGGAAAGCCGGATTATGAATTTGAAGAGGACGGCGAAGAACGGGACGGGTATTTTTTCCCGGAAAAACAAATATCAGTCAAAACGTTTAAATGTACGATATTGGCACCGGAGTTCCTTTGCGATGTTATGCGTTTTATCCGTATGGCTGATTATATTCATATAACGGATAAATACGGCAGGGAATACGATTGCGACACGTTTCTAATTACCCCAAAATGGCAAACGCAGGGAGATTTGGCGAGCGTGGAAATTGAGTTTAAAACAAATACCGTAGTAAAGAAAATAGGACGTGGCTATATTATAAGCAATAAAGGAGATTTTAACGACGATTTCAATAATGATTTCAAGAACAATTAAATTATTTAATTATGGCAAATTACGAAGAATTAAAAACAGCTATTAAGGACGTTATTAAAACTAACGGTACCCAATCAATTACGGGAAAAATTATGCAAAATTCATTACTTTCAATAATTAATAGTTTAGGGAGTAAATATCAATTTGCAGGAGTTGCAACCACATCAACTAATCCCGGAACCCCCGACCAAAATGTTTTTTATTTAGCCGGAGAGGGAACATATCCTAATTTTTCAAACTTAATAATAGATACGGGACAATTAGGTATATTAAAATGGAACGGTTCATGGGAAAAAGAAACATTGGAAATTGGTTCGGGTGGTGGAAATATGATATTGAATTGGAATACAGATTACAATACAACAAGATTGCAAGTTTTGCCAAAATACAGAAAACCGGGATTACATATAACATATAAGCACCCAACTTTGGGTTGGATTAATGAGCAATCAACAATTTCAGATGAAAAAGCGGGAGACAGTAGATATTGGGGATTAGATGTTAATTGGCAAAAAATACTAATAAGTAAAGATTTTGATGCTTTAAATGAGCAATATAAAAATTATTTCTACAATCAGAATAATAAATTAAACTCTGTAATTAAACAAAGTTTAATCATTTCATCGAAGGGTAATATAGCAGCAGCAACGAATAAATTGCAAAAAATTCATATTTTTGATGTACAAGATTGCGAAAATGTTTATCTGAATGTAGAAGCTAATAATTATTATGAACCTTTTTATGCTTTTGCTTTTTCTGAAAGTCCCGTTGAAGATGTTAAAGCAGGAACTAATACATTATCAGAAGAAAGACCGGAGTTAACGCAAGTAAACACGGATTTTTCATTTTCCGGGTTTATCGTTAAACCGGGAAACGCAAAAACATTAATTGTTCAAGAAACAAACTCGAAAGCAGATACAATAAAGGTATATAGAATATTAGTTGATGAATTTAATTCATTAAAGAAAGAAGTTGAACAATTATTACCGACATCGCAAAAAGATATTACAGAACAAATAATTTGGCGTACACAAACATTTATTTATAATCAGTATATGAGTTATAATGGCGACGAATATAAATATTCAATGCAAACAAATGCGATTCAATATGATAGAATAAAAGTTGTATTGCCAAGTGGGTATAATATAAAAGTTCGTGGTTTGTGGACATCAAATAACATTATCAATGCAAATGCAAACAATGAGTATGTTTTAAGTTTAGGTAACACGCACGTAGAAATATGTATATATTTAAGTGATACAAGTCAGACTCTAACCCCGGAAAAATTAATTTCTGACGGAGTAAAAATATATGGAGTTCCAATATTTGAAACAGAAAACATAAATTATAATATACGACAAAGAAGAAACCTACCATATACATGGATGGGTTATCGTTCTTATGTAATAAAAGACGGAGTTATAACCGCATTATCAAATAAAAATTCATGTTGTATATTTGGAGTAGAAGTTAAAGAGGGTAGATATTATCGAATAAAATATGTTGGAAATGGAAATCAATACGATTTTTGGGCTTCTTATGCTTTTTTTGATTCTGATTATAAGTCTAATTTAACGGCATTGGAGTACGATAGTATCAAAACGAGTATATCAATCCAATCAGACATTACCAAAAAAGCACCAACAAACGCAAAATATTTAATGTTTTGCGTGCAAACAGTAGGCACTAAAAACATGATATTTAATAATGTATATATTACTATTGAAGAATATACAGAGCCGCAAGGATTAATTGATATTGCAAGCGAACAAAGTGTATCTATGTCAATGTATAATGCCGGGGCATCTGAGGTTCCGTCCAAGATAAAGGATGTTGGAATTATAGTTGCGGGTCAAAGTAATGCAGCAGGAAGATGCCCAAAAGCCGAGATTCCGGAAAATATTGTAGATGAAAACGGGCAAATACAATATTGTAATTTGAAAGGTGTACTTTCAAAAGATGGGAAAATAAATGATGATAGCCCATTCGACGGTATATATACATTGCAAAATGTGTGGGCGTTTGATGCAATTGTATTTAAAAAAATATCAGATAAATTGCAAAAGAATTTTTATGTTGCAAAGTATGCGATAGGCGCAACAGCAATTATAGACAATGGTAATAAATTACCGTGTTGGCAACCGGATATATATAAAATAATTACACCGGGGAAAAAAGCATTAATATTGAAATTAAGAGAAACTATTGATGCAGTATTGGCGGCACACTCAAATACAGAATTTAAAGCGGTTTTATGGCATCAAGGAGAGGCAGACGGAACAGCGGTGCAAGGCGCATTTGAATATTATAATAATTTTAAGGCATTAATATGGTATATAAGGGGTATTGTAAAAAATCCTAATTTACCATTTATATTTGGCACAATTAGCCACAAATCGTTAGAGTATTCCGCAATCGTAGAAGATGCACAAAAGAGAATTGCCGAAGAAGATAGTAACGTCTATTACGTTAACATGGCGGAGGCTGATTTGCTTGATGATTATCATTTTAATGCAACATGGGCAAATTATTTGGGAGAGGAAATGTGGAAAATTCTTGAACCGCTATTAGATGCAAGCGTTTAATAAATAAAATATTATGGAAAGGATTTTTAATTGGGAACAATGGCGTATAATTGCCATTTCCACGGTTAGCCCGTTATTTGGGTATGTAACCCCGACAAAGGGTTTTGTTTATGCGTTAGTAGTAATGTTTGCGTTCAATATTTGGGCGGGAATGAGGGCGGACGGCGTGGCGATTGTGCGATGCAAAAACTTTTCGTTCCGGAAGTTTAAAAACGCATTATGCGAATTGCTTTTGTATCTGTTCATTGTGGAGGCGATTTTTATCATTATGAAAAATTGCGGCGACGACCAAGCGGCAATTGTCGTTGTTAAATCGCTTACTTATGTATTTATGTACGTGTATTTGCAAAATGCGTTCCGCAATCTGATTATTGCGTACCCCCGGAATTTGGCGTTACGTATTATTTACCATGTTATCCGTTTGGAGTTTACAAGGGCTTTGCCGTCGCATTTTCAACCGATAATTGACAGATTGGAAAAAGAATTTGGGGACGACCCCGACAAAAACAATAAAAAGAAAGGAGAAAACGAAAATGAGTAAATAAATAATTATATTTGCAACGGGGATAGGCGGAGTAATTAACCGACCGAAAGGGCAAGCCAACAGCCCGTCCCCGTTTCTTATTTGTTGGCAGTTCTTAAAAGTTGGCAATGATGGAAAATGAGATTTGGAAAGACGTTCCCGGATATGATGGGTATTATCAAGTTAGTAATTATGGGCATGTTAAATCATTGAGCAGACAAATAGTTGTAAGAGGAAATACACGTTTATTGCATAATGATAGATTTATAAAAATAAGCAAATATAAGAACGGATATTGCTTTGTAACATTATCTAAAAATGGGAAAAATGAACAAATATTGCTGCATAGATTGGTAATAAAAACATTTGTTGGTAATTCTAAATTAGAAGTAAATCATAAAGACGGGAATAAAGAAAATAACAACATTAATAATTTGGAATATGTAACCCATAGCGAAAACCAATTTCATTCTTTCAGAGTTCTAAAAAGGAATCCGGTTAAATCATGGTTAGGGAAGAGAGGGGAAAAACATAATAAATCAATAGGAGTAATTGCGTATAATACAATTACAAATGAAAAAACAAGATATGGTTCCATGAGAATAGCAGAAGAAAAAACAAGTATAAGCAGGGTTACAATAAGAAAATATATAAATAAAAACAAACCATATAAAAACATTTTATTCTATGAATCAAAAAACAATAATTCTTGAAAACGGGCATGGTTCGCAGACCCCCGGAAAACGTTCCCCCATTTGGGGCGACGGTTCCCAATTGTTTGAATGGGAGTTTAACCGTGACATTGTACGCCGTATTGCGGCGATGTTAAAAGCCGATGGCGTAAAGTTTGAAATTTTGGTACCGGAGGAAACCGACGTATCATTGCCGGAACGTTGCCGACGTGCAAACGTTATCCATGCAGATTGCGGCAACAACGCCGTTTTGTTTAGCGTTCACGGGAACGCCGGAGGCGGCACCGGGTGGGAATGTTATACAAGCGTAGGACAAACGAAAGCGGATGCAATCGCAACCGTTCTTTGTAAGGAGGCGGAAAAAGAGTTTGCCCCGGATGGTTGGAAAATGCGTTTCGATTATTACGACGGCGACCCGGACAAAGAAAGCCAATTTTATATTCTGAAACATACGGTTTGCCCGGCGGTATTATCCGAAAACTTTTTCTTTGATAATGAAAAGGATTGCAAATACATGTTGGATAACGAATTTAGAAACAGAATTGCAAAAATTCATTATTTAGCCATTAAAAAAATAATTTAATATTAAATTTTCGACGGGAATAGTTCGGAGTAGCTACCGAATGACAAGGGCAAGCCGATAGCCTTTTCCCGTTTTTTTATCGGCTAATTTAATATCGGTATAATATGGAAATATGGAAAGAAATTCCCGGAAGTGGTGGAAAGTATCAAATTAGTAATTATGGAAATGTTTATTCTTTAATTAACAATGTGCAATTGAAAGGCGTAAATAATGGAAATGGTTATTTGCGTGTTAAACTGAATGAAAGACTTTTTTATATTCATAGATTGGTTGCAATGGCATTTATTCCAAATCCAAAAGGTTATAAAGAAATAAATCATAAAGATGAAAATAAACTAAACAATAATGCAGATAATTTAGAATGGTGCAGCCATAAATATAATATGAAATTTGGTACAAGAAATAAAAGGGCTATTGACAATACTAAAAAATCAGTTATTCAATATACAATGAGTGGCAAATATGTGTGTAGTTATAATAGTATTGTTGAAGCGGCAGGAAAGATGAGTATTTCCAAAGGAAATATTGTTTCGGTATTAAAAGGAAATAGAAAAAGCGCAGGAGGCTATAAATGGAAGTATAACAATAAATAATCAGTTATGACAAAGCAGGAACAAAAAGAATACTTGCAAAAGTTCGTTGCAAGTCAAGGAAACCAAGCCGGGTTAAGTATTACGCCGTTGTTGGAGGCGATAATAAACGGGAATGATGATATTTTAGTTGTTACCGTTGAGGACAACGCCGAAAACACAAAGAAAGTAACCAACCCGCAGGAGGATATAAACAATTTCATTACGGCGGCAAATGCAGACCCATTGCACAACACGCCGAAAGTTTTCATTGATGGAGTTGTTTTGGCATTTACTCAAATTGAGGTATCAGAGGACGAAATAAACGGATTAATCTTTGTTGATGGCGGCAAATACATTTTGACGTTAAGCACAACGGAGGAAAGCAGCCAATTAGTTTACACAGCTAACGAACCATGAAAAAGTATATTATAATTGCGGCAATTGCTTTGGCGGTTGCCGCCGTTGTCACTATATGGGTGCAACGTTCCCGGATAAATCAGTTAACCGGGGAAAGGGAAAAATACAGAACCAACACGGAAACGTTATTGCAGGACGTTTCCCGGTACCAAACAAAAGATAGTTTGAACGCCGCAAAAGTTGGGGTTTTGGAACTGAAATTGTCAGAGTTTGAAAGATACCGGGCGAGCGATGCGGAACTAATAAAAACCCTGCAAACAAAGAACCGGGAATTGGAGGCGGTAACAACGGCGCAAATGGAAACAATAACCCAATTACGGGGAACCGTCCGGGACAGCATTGTTTATTTGCCCGGAGATACGACAACAACCGTTCTGAAATGCGTTGATATTTCCGACCCGTGGTTTTCCTTAAACGGATGCACGACCCCGGACGGAACGTTTACCGGAACATTTATAAACCGGGACAGCATTTTAATTGCGGCGACGGTACAATATAAACGTTTTTTGGGGTTCCTTTGGAAAACAAACAAAGTAAAGAACCGGGAAATTGACATTATCAGTAAAAACCCACATACAAAAATTATCGGGGTTGAATATATTGAGATTGAAAAATGATTATCTTTGTATCGCAATAAATACTTTTATCCATTTACATAAAAAAAGATTGTTTTGCATGATTAAGCCGGGTTTTCCCCGGCTTTTTTAGTTTTGCCCATTTTTAGCCCCGTAGCGGGCTTTTCTTTGCCGGATGGATAAATTACACGTTTCGCCCGAAAAAGTGGCTTAAATCGAAAATTCGCCCAAAATAACTATCTTTTGAACCAAAAATGAAAATTTTTATCCATTTTGCGCAAAATAAAAAGAAATTCTTTTGGTAATTAAAATAAAGGTTGTATATTTGCATTGTCAAACAACAACGACGGGGCGTTTTCCCCGAACAATTAAAAGAAAATCAAAATGGCAACAACAATTTACAACGGTTTAGAATACACAACAAAAGAAATTAATCGCAATTTCCGCATTAAAATCAACGGTATTGTTGACGGTAAAAAGGTTAACAAGTTGGTAGGCGTTAAAGGGTTGATTGAATTGATTGGCGTTGAAATGGCTAATAAGATGTTGCGCCGTGCATTTAATGGCACCGATAATAAAACCGTTTGCAAGTTGCGACGTGGTATAAAAATTTCATTTTACGTTAAATAATATCCGACCGGGCGGGTTCCCGGAACCAAAAGAAAATCAATATGAGTATCAAAGAAAGAAAGCAGAATTTAGAAAACGTATTATCAAAGGTTGCCGGAGTTAGTGTTGAAATTACCTTTGCACGAAAGACAAAAAGCGTATTTCCAAGACTTATTAAACGCTGCAAAGCCCGTTACAATTGTTCCGGCGGCTGATGTATTGGAGGATTACGAATTGGACTACATACGGCACGTAATTAAGCCAAAGCCGAAAGAATGTTATCGAAATTCCCATTTACTTTGCGAGGCGTTCCCGGAACGGATTCTTTATTGTTAGGGAAAAACAAACGTCCCAATACCGATTGACCATGCGTTTAACAAGGTCGGCGACGCATATATTGACATAACATTTGAATTTGCGTTGCATGAAAACCCGTCAATATATGAGTACGTAACATTTGGCGAGTACGACGCAAAGACCATACGAAAAGCAGTATTGGAAACCGGATATTACGGCGAAATTTACAAATGGTTATATTATCAGAGAAAGAAATAAAAGACCCCCGGCGTCATAAATCAATATGCACCGGGGGAATTTTACGCAGTAACCGAGAGCGATATTTGGTTGATGCGGTACCACAAAAATATATTGTTTGCCGTAAATTGCAAAACAACCCGCAAAAATAAATTTGAAATAAAAGTATTTATTTTTGGTAATTAAAGAAATATTTGTACCTTTGCATTGAAGTTAAGCCCACGCACGGGGATAGTGCGAAATAATATGAATATCAGAAATGACAAAGAATTGAACATTTTGGCGAAAACAGCCGGAAAGAAAGCAACAGAAGTTGAAACAATCATTGTAAACCAATTAATCCAAAAGGAAATGATACAAGACGACCCGGAATTTTGGGGATGCACTTTGTTTGATAGTATCGAACGTGACGTTCCGGTTTCTGATGTTGTCGGCATTATCAAAGCAACCGGAATTTCGGTTGTACGTTCCGAACATTTGGACGCATTTCTGAATTTGGTATTGGTCGGAAAAGGAGATTGCCCGGTATGTGGCGGCGAAATGGAAGTTACCGACGCCGATTATAAATGTTGCGGCGGCGATGGGTATTTAACCCCGTATGAATACGAACCGATATTTGAGGAAAAAACCTGCAAACATTGCGGACACATAGAATAATAACCATAAAAATAAACAATATGAAATTAAGAGTAAATGAAGCAATCGCCCGTTCCGAGGCGAACGGAAAAAAGGTATTGAAAAAGAATATTGCAGCCCGTTTATTTGAGGGTGCAAGCGAAAGCGCACAGCAGGTAAATATGACAAATCTTTGCAACGGTACAACGAAAAGAATATTGCCGGAATGGGTCGTGATAATTTGCAAAATGTGCGGTTGTTCCGCCGATTATTTATTTGGTTTGGAGGATTGAGGAAATGAAAAAGAAAGTAATTAAAGTTTTGGAAAAAGCGGAAAACGTAATTTATGCCGACAATTGGCAGTACGTCGCAATATATGCAGCAGTATTTTATCTAATAGCAGTAATTTTAATTTAAAACAATATGGGAGCGAAAAAAAAACAGCCGGAAACGGCAAAAGAAATGGTTGGCGCATTGCAGGGCGCAACAAATGCGATGGGAGATTTGGCAAAAGCAATGGGGCAATTGCCCGCCGATAAATTCCCGGAGATAGACGAGGAACAACAGATTGTCGCCGGATTGGATGCGGTCGAAATAGAACAATCCGCCGGGGCTTTTGAAATTGTTCCGGGAATGACCGTTGAGGAAATGACGGCAATGTTCTTTGATGGCGCATTAATCGAACCGCCGTATAAGGTTTGGCAGCTAAATAGCAAAGGACACCGATATTATTACAAGTTTGACGACAACGGAACCACGGAATTTTATCCGTCAGTTACAACAATTTTGTCCCAAACAATGCCACAATCGCCGTTTCTGATAAAATGGATTGCCGACAAAGGTATTGACGAGGCGGAACGATACAAAGCAGAACGGGCGGCGTATGGTACATTTATGCACGCCCAATTTGAGGAACTTATAATTAACCGGGTTTATGATTTGGACGGACTGAAAGCCAAATTGAAAGATTACATTGATAACAACAAATTGCCCGCCGATTTTATATATTATGCGGACGACTTGAAAAAGGACATATTGGCGTTTGCGCAATTTATGTTGGATTATGACGTTAAGCCGTTAGCCGTGGAAATTGCTTTGGTACACCCCGTTTATAATTATGCCGGAATGATTGATTTCTCGTGTAATATGTTGGTAAAACCGGGTTCCACAGAACGCATAAACGCAATTGTTGACTTTAAAAGCGGTCGCAAAGGATTTTATGAAGAAGCCGAAATTCAGTTGCATTTGTATTTGATGATGTGGAACGAGAATTTCCCGGATATTCCGATTGACCGTGTTTTCAATTTTAGCCCGAAAGATTGGAGAAAGAAACCGACATACAATTTGAAAGACCAAACCGACAGCCCGAACGCAAAGAAAATCCCGTATATTTTAGGATTGGCAGCAATTGAGGACGAAAAGCGGGATAATACATTTACGGCGGTTTCCGGGGAAATATTATTGGGTAACAAACCGGATTTGACAAATAATATTGTTTCGCTGACGTTGGCGGAACTTGTTAAAAGCAAAGCCCCGGCGGAAAAGAAAAAGCCGGAACCGGAAAAAGCCGTTACCGTTGAGGATTTGAAGAAAGACCCGGAACCCGAACCACAACCGGAACCCGAACCACAACCGGAACCGGAGGAAAAGAAAACCAAGACCGTAAAGAGAACCACACGAAAAACGGCAAAAACGGCGGAAAATAAGCCCGTCAAAGAAAAGAAAACCGCAAAACGTATAATTGCACCAAAAAAAGAAAAAGCGGCTAAAATCGAAGAAAAACAGCCTAAAAAGCCGGAAACCGTGACAAAGAAAGATTTGCTTAATGATGAAATTGATATCTGATTGTAAAAAAAAGTAGTATATTTGCGATGGGGATAGGTCGGAGTAGCTACCGACTGAAAGGGTAAGCCAACAGCCCTTCCCCATTTCTAAATTGTTGGCATATCTAAAAGTTGGCATTATGGAAAATGAAATTTGGAAGGATATCAATACAGGGATGATGCAGGAAAATTGATTGCACATGGAGACGGTGAGGTATTTTCAATATGGAATGGGAAAAAATACGAAGAATTAAATATAAAGGATTATCCGAACCTTATGGCAGGTGTTGCCAAAAAATATCCAAATCGTATAGTTAAAAATGGTGGGGATGGATGGCAGATAACTTTAACTGTAACATTTATCATACCGTTAGTACGAGGTGTTGCCGGGGTATGGCAGTTCGTGACAAAAGGTACAGCATCCACGATTCCTAACATACGTGATACGTTTGATATTATGTTGCAGGAACGAGGATTTGTAAAGGGCATCGTATGGGATATGAACGTACAATTTGCAGTATCGCAAAAGCCGGGGGATCGTTCACGATATCCGGTTGTAACCATAATTCCAAACGAAAGTGAAGGAAATCTACGCAAGGTAAAGGATGAAATAAAACCGATTAAATTGCTGGAATAATAAAAAAGTATTATATTTGCGACATAAAACAAACGACTACCACCGTTTGAAAGATATTTGCTAATATTAGCACAAAGCCCGTTTTCCGGTGTGTGGTAGCCCGGATTACGGGTTTTTTTTATTTGATATGAACGAAAGAAGTTATCTAATTTTGGATTTGGTACGTTCAAATATTTTAGATTTGAACCCGACCGAAAGTATTTTAGCGTCATGCCTATTTGGTTTGTTGGCGCAAAATCCAATACAATATGCCGGGAAACCTTACTACATGGCAGATTATAAAAACGTATCTGTTTATTGCCCGATTTTGCCCAATAAAGTTGATACATTAAGGCGGCTTTATAAGAATTTGGAAAATTTGGGATTGATTGAATTAATAAAGATTGATAACCACGTTTGTTTTACCCCGTCGCAAATGTTAAGAGATTGGGGAACCGTTTATAAATCCGTTGAAGCGGAAAAAAATCCCGTTGAAGCGGAAAAAAATCCCGTTGAAGCGGAAAAAAATCCCGTTGAAGCGGAAAAAAATCCCGT